ATTTTGTTAGACCTGTCTTCTTAAAATGGCTTAATTTTGCCATGACAACTAATCAAATCAGCATACCGATAACGAAATACGAGAAATTTGCTAACTCAGTTACTTTTATACCTAGATCATGGACTTGGATTGACCCTATGAAGGAAATGCAAGCTAATGTTGTGGGTTTACAGAATGGACAAGTAACAATGAGTGATGTTCAGTCGTCTATGGGTAGAGATCCAGAAGAACTTTTTGAAGAATTATCAAGAGAAAAGGCTTTAATGGAGCAATACAACATAGAGACAGCTTTTTCACCTTATGGAGCAGCTAAAACACCAGTTGAGCCAGACTTAACAGGACAAAGCGATGAATCATAAGCAAAACATTAGATGTAATAACACTCTAGCTTCTAATGTGGTGTTAAAGAGTGAGGCAAATATGCCAAATAACTAAAAGGAAGAACAATGGAAGAACAAAACATTGAACAAGTCGAAGAAGTAGTTAATGAAGAAGAAATATCCGAAGAAGTTACTTTAGAGACTGAGCAAACTGAGGAAGAAGAACGCAGTTTTGCTGATGATAAGCAGTTCAGATCTGCTGCAATTCGTTCAGAATATGTGGACGAAGAAGAACGCAGAGTAAGAATTGCTCTTACAAGTGAAGCTCCCGTTAGTCGTTCCTTCGGTTTAGAAATATTAGATCACTCCCCTAGTTCAATAGATACGTCATTTATGGGTGAAGGCCGTGCGCCGTTACTCCTGGATCACGATATGAGGACTCAAATAGGAGTGGTTGAAAGATACTACATTGACGAAACAGCGAAAAGAACAATCGCTGAAGTACGTTTCGGAAGAAGCGACTTGGCAACGGAAGTATGGAATGATGTAAAAGACGGCATACGTCAAAATGTTTCAGTCGGTTACAACATTACAAGCATGGAAAGAGATTCATCATTTGATGAACCTGCTTATCGAGTAGCTTTCCAACCATTAGAAGCATCAATCGTATCAATACCTGCGGATCAAAGTCAGAACGTAGGAATTGGCAGAAGCGATGATGCAGCAAAAGAATTGCCAGATCTCCCAATGGAGACTGGTGTAAGAATTAAACCAAATAAACCATTAAAGGAAATAAAAATGGAAGACAAAAAAAGAAATTAATGTCGAAGAAGTCAAATTGGTAACTGAATCTGAAACAAGAAAATCAATCGCTAAACAAAACGATGAAATTCTTGAGTTAGGTGCAAGACACCAACAACAAGACTTAGCTAGACAAGCAATCAAAGAAGGAACAGACCTAGAATCTTTTAGAGGTCAACTTCTTAATGCTATACCTTCTGGACAACCTTTAGAAACAGCCGAAATAGGACTGTCTGAAAAAGAATCCAGAGACTTTAGCATTTTAAAAGCCGTATATGCTATGGCTAACCCTACTAACAGAAAAGCTCAAGAAGAAGCTGCATTTGAATTAGAAGCTTCACAAGCTGCTAAAGAAAAATACGGCAGAAATTCAGAAGGCTTAACTCTACCAGAGGAAGTTATGGGTTCATGGACAAGGGATATTAATACATCAGATGATGCAGGCGGAGTTGGCGAAGACTTCAGAAGGGGCGACTTTATAGATGCTCTAAGAGATGCTTCTGCCGTTATCAGAGCAGGCGCAACTGTATTCCCAGACCTAGTAGATAACGTAAAGATACCTAAACAAACTGGTGTATCAACCGCAGCTTGGATAGCTACAGAAGGCGGATCAGTTGGTGAGTCAGAAATGGCTTTAGGTTCTATCACAATGTCACCTAAGACAATCAGTGCTTATACTGATATTACTAACAAGATGCTTGCTAACTCGTCTCTATCTATAGAGAACCTAGTTAGAAATGATCTTGCAGCAGGTATCGGAAAAGTTATTGATACTGGTGCTATGACTGGTTCTGGAAGTTCTGGACAGCCTACAGGTATCAATGGATTTACTGGTGTAAACAGCGTGACTCTAGGAACAGCTTCAACTCCAACATGGGCAGAAGCAGTAGAAATGGAATCATTAGTTCTAGCTGATAACGTACCTTTCAACAGACCAGGTTATTTAACTAACTCAACTGTTGTTGGTAACTTAAAAACTACAGCTAAGTCTGCTAACACTGCTATATTCTTGATGGATTCAGAAGGAAGGGTTAATGGACACCCAGTAACTATATCTAACTCAGTTGCAGCAGGATATATTTACTTTGGAATGTGGTCTGATTTATTAATCGGAATGTTCGGTTCAATCGACATATTGGTTGATCCTTATACAGCAGCCACAAATAACCTTACAAGAATAAGAGCTACTCAGTTCTGCGATATTAATTGCAGACATGGGCAATCATTCACTAAGGCAACTGCTTAATAAGCTAAACAGCACAGAGGGGCCAATAACCCCTCTGGCTTTTTAAATATGAAATACGAAGTAACAAGAAACGTAGTTATAGAAGGAAAAGATCATCACGCAGGCGATGTTGTTGAGTTAGAAAAATCGGTAGCTGTTGGACTTTTGGCCTCTGGTCAAGTTGTCGAACACTCCAAAGAGTCTAAATCGTCAGATCGTTCAGTTGGATTAGATTCTTCTGATAGCAAAACAGTTAAAACAAGAAGTAAGAAGAAATAATTATGGTTCTTGAATCAGCAGCAGATCTACAAGGCTATTTCGATACTGATGCACATGGAGTAAGTGCAACCATTACGATTAACGGCTCTAGTTCGTCTGTAAATGTAATTCTTAACAAAGAATATTTTGGGATTGATCCTGGAACAGCTATTGAGATTGAAGGAACACAACCCGTAGCTACTCTAGCATCATCAGATTGCACTAATGTTGATAATCAAGACACCATACGCATTGATTCAATTACTTATAACATTGTTTCAGTTCAAAAGGACGGAGTAGGAATAACCACTCTGGTTTTAGAGGAACAATAATGGCTCATGTTAGACAACAACTAAGAGAAAGAGCTGCAAGCACTTTAGGATCTTTAACAACTACTGGTTCTAAAGTTTATCAAAGCAGAGTTTATCCCTTAGCGACTAGCAACTTACCAGGATTGTTAATCTACACCAGATCTGAGGATTCCCAACCCGAAACAATGGGAGCTGCCAGTACAAGATTGATTCAAAGGAATTTATCTTTGGTAGTAGAAGGCTATGTGAAGGCTGTATCTAATTATGACGATACTGTTGACACCATAGCAGAGGAAGTAGAAACAGCAATGGGCAATGATAGAACTTTAAATGGTCTAGCAAAAGACTCATATCTTATTTCTACTGAAATTAATTATGACGGGGAAGGAGATAAACCTGTTGCAGCAGTGACTATGACCTATCTCGTTGAATACATGACTATTGAAAATGCGCCAGGTAGCGCAGTTTAGGAGTTAAGAATGGAAAAATTATATTCTCCAAATGGAAAGGATCACATTTTAGCGCATCCCGACCAGGTGGAGTATTTAAAAGCAAAAGGTTGGACTGATGGTAAAACACAGTCTGTAAGTAAAAAAACTAAAAAAATAGAGGAATAAAAAATGGCAACTCATAAAGGAGCAAGCGGAGTAGTTAAAGTTGGAGCTAACACAGTTGCAGAAGTTAAGTCTTGGAGTTTAGATCTCACATCCGAAACTATAGAAGATACGGCTATGGGCGATACAGCTAGAACTTATCTTTCTGGCTTAACAAGCGCATCAGCATCAGTAGATTGTTTCTGGGATGAAACTGATACAAATGGACAGGTAGCATTATCACCTGGATCGAGTGTAACTTTGGTGTTATATCCAGAGGGAGCTGATTCATCAGATACCTACTACACAGGTACAGCTATCGTCACAGGTAAAAGTATCACTGGATCTTTTGACGGCATGGTGGAAGCAAGCATATCAGCTACTTACACAGGCGCAGTAACCACAGCAACAGTTTAAGCGTATGAAAGCGATTGATAGAGCAACAACTCACTTTGAGAACATAGACATAAGAGTTTTAGAAGTCTCAGAGTGGAGTGATGAAGAAGGCCCTTTCAAAATCTACGCTAAACCATTGACTCTACAAGAGTCACAAAAGCTATATCGCATTTCTAAGAATGACGATTTAGCTTTGCTCGCCTATGCCTTAATCCATAAGGCACTGGACGAGAATGGAGAGAAGTTATTTGATTTGGAAGATAAATACAAATTAATGAATAAAACAGATGTGGGAGTTTTAACAAAGATCGGTACCTGGATTATGGGTACTGACGAAGATATGGAGGAAACTGAAAAAAAGTAAGACAACCAGATCTGTATGCTCAATATGCTTTGGCAGACAGGTTAGGCATGACCTTAACCCAACTGCAAGAAATAACAGTTGAGGAGTTCATGGGTTGGGTGGCTTATTTAAAAATAACAGAAGAAAAAGTAAAGAACAGTGGATAAGAAAAGTAAATATCAAATAGTTATAGATGCGGTTGATAAGTTCAGTAAGAACTTCAACAAGGCAAAAAAAGGACTGTCTGTACTTGGCAACGCAGCTAAAGGAGTTGCTAAGATTATGGGCGGTCTTCTTGTGGCTGTTACGGCTGTTACTTCTGCCTTCATAGCTCTGGGTAGTAAAGCGTTCCAGGCTTTAGATGATATTGGTAAGACCGCAGGACGGACTGGATTTACGGCAGAAAAATTACAAGCTTTAAGACTAGCTGCCGTAGAGAGTGGATCTACAGTTGAAGGATTAAATAAGGCTATTGAAAAATTCTCTAAAAATATTGGTGACGTTATCGTTAAAGGTACAGGGGAAGCTAAATATGCACTGGATAGAATGGGAGTCAGTCTTTATGACAATACAGGAGCTTTAAAATCTAACGATAAACTTTTGGATGATATTTCCGATGGTATATCCAGAATGTCCAGTGAAGTTGAAAAGAACTCTGCTTTACAAGGTATGTTCGGTAGAGCAGGTATCTTGTTAAACCAGGTATTCGCTGATGGTTCATCAAGAATAGCAGAATGGGTAGAGCAAGCCGAAAAGATGGGGTTTGTTGTAGATGGTCGAAGTATTGCAGCAGTTGAAAGCTTTAACGATAGACTTGCAGAATTGAAGTTTATGTTTCAGGGTTTGATCCATCAGACATTCGCTGCTCTTGCTCCCCTATTGGATAACGCCATTACTCAATTTAGAGATTGGGCAACAGAAATGAACGGCGCCGAGAATGGAATTAAAACACTAGGAGAGGCTATAGCAACTGGACTGGTAGAAGGAGTTGCAATATCTATAGAAGCCGTAGGTGAATTGATGCAATTCTTCGCTGATTTAGAAAATATAGTTCCTAAAGTAACAAACGCTTTCGCAACTGGTTTAGCCCCTGCTCTAAATAAAGTTGTACCAGGTTTGGGATTTTTAGTTAGAAAAGAAACACGCGATAACGTAATAGAACACGCCAGAAATACAAGAAACTGGGCAGGTGAATCAAAAGAGTTAGCAGACAGATTAAGAAATTTAAACATTGAAGTTGGCACCAAAGGCACTGCTGCTTTTAATAGTTATTCAAAAGCAATAGAGCAATGCTTTAAACCACTAGATGAAATACAGGAAAGATTTAATGATTTCAGATTGGGATTCGATACTGCTATTCAAACTTCCAAAGGTCAACTTCAAGATTTCTCCAAT